GGGATGGACGTGTCGTTGACGATCTCGGCACCCAATGCCATGCCGGCGAAATCATGCGGATAATCATATGGATAGTCCAGGTCGGAGGTTCCGGAATCGTATCGCGGCGTGAAATGCGTCATGGTCGGACGGCGCCACACGCCATCGGCCAGCACGATGGTCAACTGCGTCTCGACCATCGTGGGCGTGATGGATTGCGGTTCGCTTTTCGTGATCCACGCTTTGGCTTCCCATTCGCCGTCGGCCACGAGCGTGCCCGGGTTCCCGGATGCCATGTCGGCGTCCGCGAGGCGGCGCAGTAGGTCGAGCGTGGCTGGAGAATCGTGGATCTTCACGGTGACTGTCGCCTCGCGTGCCTTGCGGGTGATGCCCGTCATGCCACGTGAGGCGAGGCTGTAGTCCCAGACGCGGGCTCGCAGTCCCGTGAGCGTCTCGCCGTACAGCGGCCCCTCGAAGCCGATGCGCTCACCTGTGGCGGCGCACACGTATTCAAGCGATTGCACTTCTCACCTTCCTTGCGAAGTCGCGGTCCCCTATCGTCGGCGTGTATCGGGCGATGATCGATCCGAGGTCGTCGTGCAGCGATTCGACGGCCGCGATGAGTTCCCGCAGATCGCCGTCGCCGGCATTGGCGCCGGTGCCGGCCGTGACGTTCAGCCTGCCGGTCTTCGACCAGTCCGCGTCGGAGAGGCTCATCGTGGAGACGAGCGAATCCATGGAACGGCTGACCACATGCGCGGAATCGTCGATGCCCAATGCCATGCCACGTCCGACCATCACGCCGACCTCGTCGCGGAACACACGCGACGGCGAGTGGATGCCCAAAGCGTTCTTGGCCTTGTCCACCAAGCCCGACAACGCGTTGGTGATGCTGGAATACAACGAGCCGACCATTCCTGTGATGCCGTTGATCAATCCCTGGATGATGTTGCGTCCCGCGCTGACGAGCCAGCTTCCCGCGCCGGACACCGCGCTCCGGACGGTTCCGCCGATCCCGCTCACGACGCTCCCGACACGGCCAACCATGTTGCTTACGGTGCCGACGATGCCGCCCCAGACGCTCGACACAATGCTTCCGACGCCATTCCACAACGCGGCCCACACGCTTCGGATGGTCGAGCATGCGGCGGATACCACTCCGCTGACCATGCCGATGCCGGCGGAGACGACGCCTTGGATGCCGCCCCACACTGCCGACGCGATGCCCTGGATGGCCGACCACGCGGCGCTCCAGTTCCCGTTGACGACCGCGAGCGCCAGTTGGATGATGCCTTGGATGACGGCGAGTGCGGTGCTGATGACTGTGGCGATGATGGTCCATGCGCCTTGTACGACGGTGGATATGGTGTTCCAGAGTCCGTTCCAGACCGTGCTGATGATTGTGACGGCGGTTTGGAAGATGGTTTGGATGTTCTGTATTCCTGCTTGCAGGAGTGGTGTGATGGTGGTGATGAATGTTTGGATGCCGGTGATGATCGCGGTGAGCGCGGTCATGATGATGGGGCCGATCGTGTTCCAGACGTTTTGGAGGACGGTGGTGATGAGTGTCCATCCGGTTTGCCAGATTTGTTGGATTTGGCTCATGGTCTGGGTGATGAATATGGCGATGGCTTGCAGGATTGGCTGGCATGCGGTGCTGATCTGGTTCCAGATTCCCATGAACCATGTGGCGAAGCTGTTCCAGAGTCG